CATAGCGGTAGAAGATGCCACCACCGCGTCGATATCCTTATAATCCGAGCAGGACAGCCCCGCCAGCGTAGCAACAGACTTGCCAACCGCCAGCTTACTGCCGCCGGCCGCGCGCCAGATCAGCGGGTTGTTGGCCATCTCCTTGCAGCGGGCGGAATCACTGAGCAGATCGTCCCAGTCGGTGAACTCGTAAAACTGGTGCATCCATGTCAGCACCGCATCGTCTGCCACATCACTGCCGAGCAGCAGCTCAAGCAGCTTGTCGCTGTTGCGGTCCGGCAGATCCACCGGAACGCCCAGTACGACACTCACACCACCGAGGTTGGCGGAAAACTCCTTTGCGTGGGTCGGGTTCGCAAGGATCGCTTCCATACGATGTACGCCTTTGCGGTAATTCGACTTAAACGCGCCCGCATACGCCATGAAATCGCTCTGATTTGCTAACATTTATCGTTCGCCTCCATACTCTACGGCAATGTAGTTAATCTTGATACTGTCAGCCGTGGTCGTTGTGCCGCTGACCAGTGTAGTCGCGCTGTGCGACGGATTGGTGCCCGTCGAGCCGCCGGTGTAGTAGCTGCCGTTCTGCAAGGTGCGCAGGCAGTACAAAAATCCCTCTGCGGTGATGTCCTTAATCAGCACCACGCCGTCAAAGTTCTCGGCCTGGCAGGTCACCTGCGGCACACCTTCAAACGCTTCGCGGAACTTGAACGTGTTCCAGCCCGCGCCGCTGTTGGTAAACGTGCCGACCTCCATCTCGGTGTCCTGCAGCTCGCCCACGCCGGAGTCGCTTTCACCGCCTGCCGGCGCGTCTACCGCGCCGACTACGTTATCCTCCGTAAAGCCTGCAAACTGTCCTTTCTTGCCGGTCAGCTTGTCGAGCTTTTTCGCAAACAGCGCATCATGGGCGTTGCCTGCGGCATTGTGCTTCTTTACTACGTCTGCCGCTGTGCCGGAAGGATCAAAGTCCATCTCCGGCAGCTGGCTGCTCGGCACTTTTCCGTCAGCGCCCAGACCTGCAATGCCGCCTGCCTTGCCCTTATCCTTCGCCGATACCGCGCCCAAGTCAGCAGCGGTCAGACCGCCGTCTTTCACGGTCTTTTTGACCTCGGCGGCCAGTTCGGTGGTCTTTACACGCTCACTGACCGCATCGGCGTTCTTTTTCAGCTCGGTGTCGATCGCGGCAAAGTTCTGGTTGAGCACTTCAACATCGCCAAACTCCTCGTAGCCGGGTTTATTCAGCTTATAATTCGGTGTTTGCTCCATCCGGCAGCACCTCCTCCTTAATTTCTCGCCAGGTGAGCTTTTTCAGCTCGCCCCACGTTAACTTCTTGATCTGCTCCCATGTGTTGTACAGCAGCGATGTTGTACAAACCATATTCGCGGGAACAATGTCCGCAAGCAGCTCTTCGACCGCCTGCTGATTGCGCTTTGCGGTCAGCGCGACTTTGACCGTCAGTGTGTACCTGTCGCCGTCCAGTTCCAGCTTGTAGCCGTCCGCACCGCAGAGCGTTTCAAGCTGCTGCCGCAGGCGGCGCACCGAGAACGGCAGCTGCGCATTGATTCTCGCCAGCACGCGGAACCGGCGCTCGTCCAGTGTGTCCGTGTCCATCGGCGTAATCTTGAAGATTTTCTCATACCGAGCAATACCGCGTTCTCCTGCCGTAGTGACAAACTGTGCATCCAGAACCGCAGTGGCAGCGGCGTTCAGCCGGTCAAATTCCGGCTGTTCCGTCTTGCACAACAACGGGAACTCATAGGTTTTGAGTAGCACCGGCGGCAAGTAGTCCTGCAATTTCTTACGCATTACGCACCTCCGATACTGCCGAGGCGTGGAATTTCGTCCGTTGCCAGCTCGATGTTCTTCACACTGCCGTTGATGGTCGTGTCCTCCACGTCCACCACGCAGTCGAGTGCAAGCAGATGCGTCTCAATCTGCGAGATACGGACAACGGTCGTCGCACTGTCCGCCCAGACCTTCGCAAGCTCGGCAAAGTACATCTTGACCGCGCTCTCCACTTGCGACTGTGCGCTCGACCACGCCCAGCCGGTCGCAAAGGTGATATTGGTTGTGATAGCAATGTCGGCATACCTCGCACCGGTGACAGTTACGGTGTGTCCGATCGGAGCCAGACCCATGCCTTCACCGTGGTTCTGTTCGGGGTCGATGGCGGTCTGTACCTTGCTGATAAGCTCGCTGCTCGGCGCGGTGAAGTCGGACGCGATAATAGTCAGCTTGACCGTACCGCCGCCATTCCAGACCGGATAGACCTTGACACCGCCAACGCCTGTAATCGCGTTGACCTTCTCGCGGTAGTCGGCCACGTTGCCGCCGAACGCTTCACCGTCAATGCTGGCGTAATACTTCTCGCGCAGCGTGTCGGTCGTGTCGCCGTCCTCGGCCGGAATAAGCACCGCCGCAATCTGAGCGGTTTCCAGACCGTTCACCGTCTGGATCGGCAGCAGCAGGCCTGTGTACTTGTTACCGACAGTACCGAGCGTTTCAGCCTCGAGCTTGTAGTGACCCGCCGATATCTTTTCTGTGATGGTGTAGTTCACCTCGTCGCAGTTGAACCGCAAGCCCGCGGTCAGCTCCACACTGGACGGCGTGAACACGCCCTCGATAACAGCAGCCGTTTCGCCCTGAATGGCTACGCCGCGCTCTTTGCAGCGCAGCATAAGGTACTGGAGCGACGCTGTATCAACAAAGGTTTCGTCCATCACGACGTCCAGTTCCATATAGCACTTGACAAGCTCTGCGGCTGCCGGTGCGAGCGCGTCATAGATGATGCTGCCCTCGCGCTTGTCCACCGTGTCCGGCACGGATTCCAGCATACGGTTCATAATGTAGTCAAACGTCATTTCGTCCGAGTATCGTCCGATCATGCCGCTTCACCTCCAAACTCAAATTCGCTCTCGACATCTCCCTCGGTCGTGGTTACGGTAAATTTCACAAGCAGGTTGCGCTTGCCCTTGGCGAACGAAAACTGCTCAACCGAGAGCACACGATCATCTGCCATGAGCGCATCTTCAATCGCCTTGGCAACCTTGGCCTGCAGATACGGCGTCAGGGTCTGACCGAGCAGGGCGTTCAGCTCGATACCGTAATTCCAGCTGTAAATCGCGTACTGAAAACGTTCGGTCTGGAGAATCAGGAAGATGGCCTGCTTCATGGCTTCCAGTCCGTCCAGCTTGCCGCCGGAACACGGGTAGCCGTCAAACCGCAGCGCATAGGTGCGCGTAGGCTGTGTTTCAATCTCGAAGTCCTGCACGAGATTGTCATTATACTCTGTCGGCAGCATTACAGCGCCCCTTTCTTGTCTAAAATGAGATATTCCTGACCGCCCTGTTTCCTTAGCAGAATGAGCCTGTCCCCTACCTTAAACGAGGACGCGCTCACGCCGGTGCGGACAGCCAGAAAGTTCTTTTTAAGCACTGTCTTTTGGTCAATCTGTACCTGAAACGGCGATAACGAAATAACTTTGCCATAGTACCAGTCAGCAGGTCGTCTTGCTTCAAAGACGTTTTCTGCGATCTGTTTCATAGCGTTAAACATATCAGGCACTAAACTCACCTCGAATTCCGCTCAGGTACAAATCCATCGTGTACAGGCCATTGCTGAACGTGTGCTTGGCTTTCTCCACGCACATATAGTTTTTGATGTTAATGTCGCCCAGACCCATGCCGACACAAACCGAAGTACCAGCACGCGCCCGAACATCACCGAAAACCTTCTGCATGGTCAGTTCGCGGTGAATAACGTTGTAGTATTTCATCAGCGCCTTGGCCTTGGTCTGCAAATCGGCGGTGTTGAGGGCGTTGTCCAGCTTTTCGTAATACTGGAGCGTGCCCCATTTGCTCTGGCTGGCGGTATTGTTCATCACGTGAACCTCTCTGACGCCGGTTTCGTCGTTGTCCCACGCCAGCTTGATGCGGTTGTACACATCGCTGTCAATCGAGGACGTGTAACTGTAACCCTGCGCCGTGTCCTCGTCGATGTAGAGCGGCAGGAGCAGGCTCTCGTAGGGTTTGAGGCACAACTTGCCGAAATCGTCATACAAGACGTACACCTTACCGGTGTTGATGATGGTCAGGTCACTGGCATTGCCGAGCATATCAAAGAGCGTTCCTTCCTCAATCCTCTGCGGGATTTTGTACTTGGTATCGGTCACGGTACCAACCTTGAGGCCGTAGTCCGCAGCCAGCATTTTCAGCACATCGGCGTAGGTCTTGTTCGTGTACGAAATCGTGTCCTTGTTCTTGAAGTACCGCAGCTGGTCGTAGGCCGTGACCTTAATCAGCCGGTTATCCGAACGCGACTTCTTAAAGACGTATCCGTAGAACACATTCGCGCCGTTAAACCGAAAGCTGACCGGATTGCCCTCGTGGAAGTTGAGGGTATCGTCCTTGACCACCGTAAACGTCAGCGAGGACGCCGCGCCGCTGCGGGTAGTTTCCCACACGATGTCGCCCTCGATCATCGGCTGCTGAAGCTGACCGTTTTTGTTCTGGATGATCAGCTCCGCGCCCGGCATCTGGCAGGACGGCACATCCCGCAGGATCTCCTTGCGCGTACCTGCTGCACCTGTGACAGACTTAACAGCAACGGTCGTGATGTCCTTCTTCTTCTCTTTCTCGGTGCTCGTGCCCGAAGACGTCGAGCCGGACGAGCCGCCCGAGCCGCCGATGACGGCTTTGCCATACTTCTTGCCCCAGCGGTTGCACTCAGCATTGGAGGACATGAGCAAATCGAAGTGGTACACGCCGTTTTCGATTTGAATCATGCCGCCACGGTCATTGACGGTGTAGGTCACGCCGTCAAGCGCTGTACCTGTACCCTGCACTGTAACCTTAGTACCAAACGGTACGGACGGAGGTGCGGCGCAGGTGTGCTTGCTTGGGTCTAACCTGTTGCCAAGCGCATCAAGAAAACCGCCCTCCATTGCGTTATTCGCCGGATAGTATGCCGTGAACAACGCCTTTACAGTGTTCGTTGCCGTGCCGCCCGACTTCGCGCCGGAATAGTTAGATACTGTGTCCTTCGACGATACATAGTTCAGCGGATTGACCGACGAACCGTTCAAGTGCATACCAAAATGCAGGTGACAGCCGGTTGAACTGCCGGTCGTACCGACGGCGGCAATCTTCTGCCCGGCGGTGACTTTCGCGCCCTGCTTGACGTAGAGCGCCGAGGCGTGCCCGTAAAAGCTCATCAGACCGCCGCCGTGGTCGATGCTGATGTAGTTGCCGTAGCCACCGTACCAGCCGGACTTCGTGACCGTGCCGGGGCCGAACGCGAGGATTGGTGCGCCGCTTGCCGCTGCCAGATCAACGCCGTCGTGGAATTCCTTGCCGTGGAACGGACAGGTACGGTTGCCGTAGCCGCTCGAAATGCGCGAGTAGGACGGACACGGCCAAACATATTTACCCATGTTCTCCCCTCCTTAACCCGGCAGCTTGAGCACGGTTCCGGGATAAATCCACCAACCGTTACTGCTGCTTGATCTACCGTATTTCTTAGCTGCGGCTTCAATAGTAGCCTTATTCAGGCTGTAAATGCTCGTCCACTTAGAGTCGTTCCCCAGCTTCACCCGGGCAATGTCCCACAGCGTATCACCAGACTTGACGGTGTACGTCTTGCCAGCCGGCGCGGTCGTGGTGTCGCGCTTTTGCGTGACCGTTGCTTTCTTAGTGCCGGAGCTGCTGCTCTCGCTCTTCTTGAACTCGATAGACTTGGTATGATACGGCGCATATTGCAGCAATTCAATCTTTGCCATCACGTCAACGCCGTAGCTGCCAGCATCCTCAGCAAGCTCATAGCTTTCGAGGGATACCGTCATCGGCTGTGCGCTCATCAGCTCCTCGCCGCTGTCGTCTATACGGATAACCGAGAACTCGAACGGCTTGCAGGCGGTCTTGAGCGCTTCCAGCTTGCTCATGTAATACTGAGCAGGCTGATAACCGCTCGGGTAGCACGCAAACGGGTATTCCCTGTTCGGCAGGAGCGCCGAAAAGCTGATTTTCGACAGTCCCGGCGTTTTCAGGACGTTCACCTGACCCTCGTTGATGAGGTTGATGGTCTTGTTCTGGTTGCTGATCTTGATGGTCAGCGCACTCGGCGTGACCGGAAGGCGCACCCCATCCATGTAAAACTCGTACATCAGATATGCACTCCTTCCGCACTGGTGACAAGCGCCTCGGTGACCTTGGCTTCCAGCAGATTGACTACGCCGTCCAGATCCATCTCGTTCGAGATGTTGTTGTGGTTGACCATTTCCACCTTGATCTCGGCGGTGGTGTACTTGTTGATGACCTGCCGCTCGGCAATATCGCGCAGCAGCTTGATGTCGTCCGAGGAAACGCTCACATCGTCCGCAATCTGGGCGGTGTTGTCCGCGATGTTGGACAGCAGACCCGTTGCCGGATCGTCCGGCAGGTCAAGACCCAGCTTTTCGGAGATGCTGTTCTGGAGGTTTGCGCCCCAATTGTAGCCGTTGGCGTAAGCCGTCGAATACTCGATCTTCTCCTTGTGCTTCACATACTCCGTCCACCCGGACTGATCCTTAATCTTCTGGATGCTGTCGGTGTAGCTGTCGTAGAACGTGTCCAGACCGCTGGTGATGTTGATCTTCACGCCCGGAATAAGGTTGATGAGCTTCTCGATCGTCCTCACCATACCGCGGATGACGCCGACAACATACTGGCTGAGCTGCAAAAACAAAATCTCGATCGACGCAATCGGGTGCTGGAACACGTTGCCGAGGAAGTTGATAAGATCGGCAATGACGTTGTAGACCGGCAGATAGAACATATTGTAGACAAACGCGCCTGCCATCGCGAACAGGCCGCAGATCACGCCGACGGCGCTCGTCGTTTCGTTCTTCGCCCGGTTCGTGTAGTTGATGTACGCCGCGATCACGCCGATGAGAATGATAACGCTGCCGATAATCAGCACGATCGGGTTGAGCGACATCACGGCATTGAGCATCTTCTGCGCGGCTGTCAGCGCCTTCGTAGCCGCAGCACAGATCTTCGTCCAGTTAGCCGCCACCGCAAACAGCGCAAAGGCTGCCGCAGCCGCAAGCACTAGCGGGCCGATGACCTCAATATTGTTCGCCACCCAGTTGATGGCTTCGAGCAGCGGCTGTAAGGCCATGATCGCCATGTTGCTGGCCTGCGTCCAGACGTCCGACCAGGTGAGCGGAATCTCGTTGAACTTCTGATTGGTTTCCTCCGCCGAGGACAGCAGCGCGGACTTGACAACGCTCGCCGTCAGCTCGCCCTCCTGCGCCATGCTGCGGATTTCACCGACCGACACGCCGAGGTAATCCGCAATCGACTGAATGATGGTCGGTGCCTGCTCGAATACCGAGTTCAGCTCCTCACCGCGCAGCACGCCGGAGCCCATGGCCTGCGTGATCTGGAGCATGGCGGCGGCCTGTCCCTCTGCCGAGGTGCCGGCGATCTTGAACTGCTTGTTCAGCTGCTCGACAAACGCAATCGTTTCCTGGTTGCTGCTGAATGCGTCACCGGCAAGCAGGCCCATCTTCGCGACCGCATCCGCCGTGGCGTTGTACGCGCCGCGGGAACGCATAGCCGACTGATAGATCAGCTCCTGCAGGTCGGCGGTGCTTTGCAGACCGTCGTTCATCAGATTCAGACGCGCCGTGGTCTGCGTCATTTCGTCTGACATACTCACGATACCGCTCACCAACTTGGAGCCGAGGAACGCGGTGCCCAGCTTTTTAAGTGAGGCCGTCAGGTTCTCTGCCGGCGGCTGCGCCGAGGTCATGCCGCTCCGCAGCTCCTCGACTTCGCTCACGGTTCGGGTGAGTTCTTCACGCACGCCCGCCAATTCGCTGTTAAATTGTGAATAAAGACCGGTCGGCGCCGCCTGTTCGGTCAGGCTCTGCATCCGTTCAAACCGGTCGTTGACCGCACTCAGGTTGGACGCGATACGGCTGAGCACGTTGCTCATGCCGTCGCGCAGCTGGACGGTATTAGACAGTGCCATAGAACTCACCTCCCTCGTTTCGCTTTATCCAGAGCGGCCTTTTCGTCCTCGTTGTACACGACACAGGACGCCCAGATAAATGCCCGTTCTTCCTTTGGCAGACTTAAATATTCGGACGGCAGGATATGCAGCTTTTGCAGGCAGTAATGCGCTGCATACGCTTCATAATCATCAGAGCCCTCACCGTCCCGAATCAGTTTTTTGCCTGTTCCACCAGATCGAGCTTGTCACCGAAGCCGCAGATGTCGAACAGCTTTTCCGTGTAGTTCGTATACTCACCCGGCGTCAGCATGGCCGAGATCAGCTCCTCGGCGCATTTCACGCCGTAGCTGTCCTGCAGTTCTGCATCGTTGAGGTTCGGATAAACCGTGCAAGCGGCTGCCAGCTTGGCAAGGTACAGCACGTTGTCGAATTCCTGACGGAAGCTGCCGCGCTTGCCCGGCACCTGTACGCGGTACTGGCAGTCACGGCGCAGCGTTTCGTCCTCGCGCGAGGAAATGCAGCGTACCTCCCACTCGAGCGGCTTGCCGTCCTCATCGGTGAAGCGGTCAGACACGACCAGCTTCACATTTTCAACCTGCCTGGCGTTCTGCGCCAGAAATGCGGTAAGATTACCCATTGTACAAATTCCTCCTTATTCCATACCGGACAGTTCGGCAAACTCCTCGGGCATATCCCAGCCGTCGAACGTGCCGGAAAGCTCCTCGTCGAGCAGACTGTCGCCTGCGTCGAACTTCGCCAGAATCGAGCTGTCGATCAGGCAGCCGGTGTGCGTGATGGTCTGACGGCCGGCGGACGAGGACGGGTCCTCGTTGGACACCTGAATCTCAAACGGCGTCATCCTGCCGGTCTTACAGTAGGTCAGGAACCAGCGGCGGAACACGCTCTGGTTGAAATGTGCTGTGCCCTTCCACGAACCGGACCACCCACTTGGCTTCTTGCCCTTGCCGGTGCGGCCAAGCAGCTTTACGTCCTGAATGTCGACCTTCGCAGACGACTCAAAGCTGTACAGCTGCATCATATTGTAGCGGTTGCCGTCAATGGTGACGTAGCACTCGGCCATCGAACCGGCTACCGCATCATTTGCTTCCATAACAGGAGCGTTCAGCATGACTTTTCCCTCCTTTATTCAACGATTACCTTCATGTAAAGCTGTTCCATCGCGGAAACCGGCTGTACATGGTCTTCGACCGCAACGGACTTCTTCATATCGCCCTGCGACACAGTGACGCTGCTGCTGTCAAAGTTCTCAATGGCGCGGATGGTCTGGAGCTGGGTGTGGTGCGCTACAATGTCGCTCCACAGGCTCACGCGGCCGGAGGCGTCGTTCTGCACCTTGCCGAGGTACTTCGAGTTAAACAGCGATGCAATGTCATTCGCGATCTGATCGAGCACGCGCATGACCTGATTGGACGAGAAATCCGCGCTCTTTTCATCTGTGACGGACACAAAGGTGTTGATGTCGGTCAGCACGCGGGTCTGGTCACCGACACGGTGGAACGTGAATTCACCGGCCTTGATCGCCTTTTCAAGCTGGGTCTGCGTGTAGTTCGTGTCGATGTCGTACTCGCCGGTGTAGGTCGAATTGGTCATCGAACGGTTGACCGCGCACGCAGATTCCGCGCCGGTCGTCCAGTAGACAGCCGACGGGTCATCAGATGCACCGACCAGACCGTTCTTGACGGAAATCACGCCCTCATAGTCTGCCGCAGGATAGCCATGCAGCACGCACTGGAACTTCACGCCCTGCTCATCACGCAGGCGGCGCGTCCAGTTGGCGAACAGACCCTTGACCGTGCTGTTCTTCGTGTCGCAGCCGACCGCGTTGAAGCTGTACGGCTCGATCTTGTCGAGGAACGTCTGGTAAGCTGCATCCTGCACCGCGCCGGTCGTGCCGCCGGTGAGCAGCAGGCCTGCGTTCTCGGTCAGCGCCTCGCTGCCCTTCCAGTGCAGATAGTCGTTGTCGGAAAGGTCTGCAACTGCCTTAACTGCCTTCTGCGTGTCCACGAGGGTCGTGCCGATGTAGGTCGAAACGTCGTAGACCTCGTTCGTCGATGCCGTGAAGCCCTCGTTCTGCTGAATCACGATCTTCAGTTCGTTGCCAATCTTGCCCGGATACTTCGCCTCTGCGTACTTGCAGGCTGCCTTTGCACCGCCGCTGTTCAGACGGAACAGGTGCAGCGTCTTGGCATTTGCGAAGATCTCGCGCAGCGGACGCAGCTCGTCCGCCGTGTAGGCGTAGCCGGTCAGCGCAAGTGAGCCCTTCTGGAACTCGCTGTTCTCGATGGTCACGACCTCGTTCTCCGGTCCCCAGTCGAGGGACAGCGGGAAAGCCGCCGTGCCGCGGTCGCCCAGGGTCGCAGACGCACGAGCCGCCGACACAAAGTTGATGTACGCACCGGGCAGAACCTTGTTCTGTACGGTATACATACCGCCGCCTAAAGCCATTTAATTCACCTTGCCTTTCATAAAGTTGTCAATGAGCGCATCCACCTCGGAAAAGGTGTAGCGCTGATCCTTGTCGAGCAGCACGCCCAGCAGGTCGCGCCGCTCGCGGTATCTGTCGAAGGTCAGGAGCTGTGCGCCGGTAAACGCCGGTGCTCCTGCCTCGGTTTTGCGTTTAACTGCCATTTTCGTTCTCCGTTCCTACGGTGGTCTGCAAATTCTCCATCGGGATGTCCTCCGGGATTTCCCGAACAAACTGCCGGTAGTCCGCGAAGAAATGTAGCACCTCATCTGTAATTTCCCACGAGAGATTGCTCCCGCGCAGGCTTTCCGTGCGCCGCAGCAGCAGCGTGAGCGTCTGCGCGGTCTCTCGGCACTGCTCCTGCGGACGGCTGTCCGACGGGAAGAATCGCACGTCCATGTGCTGCACGATCTCATGCAGGCCGGACGGGTACGGCGTGACGTCCGCGCGAAGCTGCCGAATGGAGAAGCACGGCGCAGAGAAGCCCTGCTCGATACGCTCGGTGTAGATGTCGTACTGCGCCGATGGATAGACCGTGCGCAGCTTATCGACGATTTCCTGTACTACGTTAATCATTTGCCCTCCATCATGCTGCTGAGAAATTCCTCGCTTTTGGTCTTGATAAAGTCCGGCGCTTCTTTCTGGAGGTCGAACAGACCCTCGCGCAGCATATGCCTGCCCTCGACAAAGCCGTTCACAAGGCGCTTGCCGATGGCCGGAACGTACCGTCCGACCTCCTGCCGGTGGCCGTTCTCGACGCATGGTGCATACTCGATATTGTTATAAATATCCGCATGGTACACCTTGCCGCTGCGCTTCGCCTTGGTGATGAACCAGTTGCGCCGCAGATGACCGCGGTCAACCGGTGTCAGCTCCTTGACGTCGGTCAGCAGGCCGTTCATCATCTCATCGAGCAGGCCGGTGTAGAAAGCGTCCATCTCCGGTTCGCTGGCGGCGGCCTTGATGCGTTCGTTTAAGTCGCGCAGCTCGTGAAAATCACAGCTTCCCCAGCTTGCCATTACGCTCGCTCCTCTCGGGCGGCGGAAAGCTGCTGATGCGTCGGATAGACCGCGCTCTCGCCGCTGTATTTCAGCCGATAGGTCGCGCCGTACTGCTGAACTGCAATGCGGCAGCCTGCCGGGACAGCCAGCTCCGGCGCACAGTAGATCGTGGCCTGATAGCTGATCTGACCGCTGTTCGCGTCGGTCTTGCTGTCCGGTGTGCCCGAAAACGACAGCGCACACGGGATATTCTCGTGCAGCACCGCGTCCGGCGTAACAACGGTTTCGCCGCCCACTTCCTGTTTGCTTGTGCCGGTGACGGTCATCACGCCGTCATAGGTCTGCTCGAGCAGCGCACGTTCCAGCTCCGGATTGCCGAGCATACTACCACCTCATCTTTCGATAGGCGTTCAGCTGCGCCTTGTAGTCAGTGAGGAAGTCGCCCGAGCCTGCCAGCGCCGCCAGCTGCTCTGCCGCGGTTGCAAAGGAAAAGGACGTATCCCCTCTGGACACGCCCTTTGCGGCAGGCTGCATATTCTCGTTCTGGAGCTGAACGCTGTTTACCAGGCCGCGCACCATAAGCGCTGCGGTGTTCGTCAGGCCGTCCGGCGCCTCGGTCAGATTGCAGTAGTTACAGATCTGCTCGAGCACCAGATCGCAGGCGAACTCAAGCGTTTCCTGCGGCAGGTTCGGCAGCAGGCTTTGCGCCCGCAGCATCAGCGTTTCCCTTGTCATTTCTGCGCTTCCCCCTCGGTTTGTCCTCGGTCGGCTCGGTTTCCTCCTCGGCGGTCACGGTTTCCACGGTAAAGCCCGCACGGCCGGAGAACCAGCTTGCAAGCCACTCGTTATCCGTCTGCGCCTCACCACTGACGAACTGCACGCCGCCGATCTTGCGGTCGTACTCCTCGCTCGGTGCCTTGATCTTGTACATCATGTGCACCTCACTTTACCTTGAAGTTGCGCAGCACGCCGGCAGCGCGGGACTTCTTGAGCACGGTTGCCGCTACCATCTCGACATCACCGGCCTTGACCGGGCCTGCGGTGCTGAAATCAGGCAGCGTGGTCGAGATCACCTTGCCGCCCATCGGAGATACGGCGTGGAAACCGTCCAGACCCAGACGGACAGCGTACAGGTCGGTCAGACCGGTAACGGTGGTCTTGGACGAGGACGCGCCGTACTCGCGCGACGTGATCGGCACGACCGGCTTTTCCTTCTTCTCGGCGGTGTCATAGTAATACTGCATATCCATGAACGGAATGCCGTTGTAACCACTCATCTGACGGCCGAAAGCGTCCTCGGAGTGGGTCAGATAACCGGCACGGCGGGCGCAGGAGCGGATCTTGGTCAGCAGCGCCGCATTGCCGATGAGCATGGTCGGCACGCCGTCCAGCTCGGAGAGGAACTCATCGAGCATATCGAGCACGGTCTTGTAGTTGGTGTCGATCGCCGCCGAGGTGGACAGGTCGATCGCCTTGGATGCGTCCGCGTTGAGCTCGGTGGAAGTGCCGACAAGCAGCGTGTCCAGACCGTCAAAGCCCTTGGTGCCCTTGTCGCCGTTGATGGCAGTGTAGTGGAACAGGTTGGTGGTCGCCTTGATGTGCTCCTCGAGCTGGAACTGCACCTCGTTGATCTGACCGTTCGCAGTGTTAGCGAGAACACGGTCGATCTTGAACGTACCGCCGAAGATCTTGAGGTCAACCGACTTGGTTTCGCGGTCGGCTACGGTGTCGGTGTAGTCGGTGTTGATGTCACGGAAATCCGCGCCTGCCGGGGTCTTGAGCTGAGTGTAACCATAGGTCAGCGTAGAGCCGCCGGTGCCGGGCGATACCGAGTTGTCAAAGGTCAGTGCCTCCAGCAGCATGGAGCCGCGGCGGAACTGGTCGATAACCTGCTGGTCCACATGGTTTGCCATGCCGACCTTTGCCTGTGCGAGAGTGATAGGCATTTTTCATTCCTTCTTTCTGTTAGCCGTTGGTGTTGTATACTTCTGCGAGAGCGGAACCGAGGTCGTTTACCGTGTTCGGGTTGCCGCCGGACTGCGGATTGTAGCCGCCGCCCTGACCGCCGTTCGGGTTTCCGCCCTTGTCGCCCTGCTTGCCGGACTGACCTGCGCCGTCCTCCTCGAACAGCCATGCCTTGTCCTTTTTCAGACTTTCGACCTGCGCGTCAAGGCCGGTGATCTTGCCGTCCGTGCCGATCTTGATGTCGTCCATCGAGAGCGCCGCGCGGGTCAGCTGCGGATCGCGTGCATGGGCACGGGTCAGCGCCAGGTCGATCGCCGCATCACGACGAATATTCGCGGTATCGGTGTCGTACTTGCTCTGGAGGTTCTTGAGGTCGTCCTCCAGCTTCTTCGGGTCCTTTCCGTCCCATGCCTTGGCTGCAGCATGCAGGTCCTTGATGGTGTTGTTCGCCGTGGTCAGCTCCTGCGCCTTGGTGTCCAGGTCGGCCTTGGGAACGTAAGCGCCGCCGGCGGCATTGACCACCTCAAACTTTGCGTCCTTTGCGGCCTGCTGGAACTGCTCCCAGGTCAGTGCGCCCTTTTCAAAAAGGCTTTTGAGAAATTCCATTGTTTTTTGCTCCTTTCATCGAAAAATGGGTATGAAAAAACCACCTTGGATTGAATCCTTGGTGGTTCGTTCTTAGATTGTACGACAAAGGCGCCTCGTTTCCGAAGCGCCCTTATCGGGATCTCTGGTATTTTGGTGGGTGTGCCCTTTCCCACATTTCTTTTGACCCAGAGGGTGTGTAGCAGCACAATCTCTACTTCAAAATACCGTTTATCTGTATGATTATTATAACAGATTTATTCCTTGCTGTAAAGAACCTCGCTTTTGTTTATGAGTTTCTTCAAATTCTTTTCTCTGATGCGATAGAACGTCATGATAGAGTTTTTCCGTCCTGTATCATCAGTATCCAGCGCAAGTCGTACAACAACATTCAAATTGGTGTCCGGCAAGCCCTTTACCATGAAAACCGTTCCATCATGTTTACCGTCAACTAGAACAGTATCCGGCTCAAGTGCCGCAGCGGCTCCGTATTTCTCGAACAGCTCCACATCTTCCGGGTGGCGCTCTCGAATATGCTCCAGACGTTCGTCCATAATAATCAGCTCATCTGTTTGTAGCGATCCAAAACGCTTTTCCAAATAGTCAGTTTTCAGTTTTCCCAACGTCCGATAAATCGGTTGCTCATTCTGCACGGCCGCGTCCCCATTCTCCGCTATCTTAGGTTTTATTATAGCAGATTTTGTCGGTTCTGCAACTGGTTCGGACGTTTTCGCGTCCCCATCAACGTACTTCTTCCGCCATTCCTCATACGTCAGCTTCTTCTCGACATACTCGGTCTTGCCGGTCGCGGGATTTCTGGCGGCACGCTTACTGCCGATCCGAAACTCCGTCACCGGAACGGTGGTACACCGGCAGCGCGGATGCAGCGGCGGATAGTTAATGCCGGTTTCGTGCTCCGCAAGCGGAAACTCGCGCTGATCCAGAGCGCCGCACACTGCGCAGGTCTTGAGGTCGAGCGCCGCCTCGAACCGATAGGACTGTACACCGGTTTCCCGGTATCCCTGTTCGGCAGCCTCAGCGGCGATATGGGCGCTCTCGGTGTGGATGAGCGTTGCCGCCCTGCTCTCGGACACGCCCATGCGCTGAACGAACTCTTTCGTCATGCGGTCAAGTGAATCGCCGCGGACAAAGCCGCGCGAGAGCGTCTGCATCAGCTCACGGGTCAGCTTGTCCTTGTCCGCCCAGATGCGGGAGGAAAACTCGCTGCCGCCCCATGGCGTAGCGAGGATCTTTTCGACCGTCTGCGGGTCAATCCTTGCGAACGTGCTTGCCACATCGGCCTGCTGGCTGACGGCGTACACCGTGCGATAGTAGGTGTCGGTATAGCGCTCCTGCAAATGGTCGCGCAGAACATCGCGCTGAGAGCTGAACAGCTCCATCATCCGCAGTTCAACCTGCGTCTGCAATGCCTGCAAGCGCGAGATACGCGAACGGAGATAAACCTCCTCCAGCTCCTTGTCAAAGCCGCCTGCAAGCGCCTTATCTCGGAACTCGTCCAGCGACATCCGGAAGTCCTCCAGCTCTGCATCCCGCAGCAGCCTGCGTGCGTCTGCCATGCTGACGCTCTCGTTTGCGGCATAGCGGGCATAGAAGATCGAGATTTCTTTGTCCAGTTCGTGCAGAATGCGCTCGTATTCCCGATGAAATCGCAGACACAGGTCGTCATCTTCCTGCTTCTGCTTTTCGGCCAGCTCGATGGCACGTTTGCGCCAGTAGGCGCCGTTCAGCTTATCCGCTGCTGCCATCGCCTGCACCGTCCTTTGGCGGGAACTGGAACTGCGGCTGCTTCTCGGCTGCCGCCTGCTGTTCCTTTTCGAGTTGTTTCTGCTCGTTCTCGGCATCGTCTACCCACGGATGGTTTGCGAGGATGGTTCTGTCCGAGATAATGCCGACCGACTGCTGCGCGATCTGTGCGGTCTCAAGGTCGTTCTGCACCATGTTGCGCGTCCATGTCTGGAGAATGCGTTTCGGCTGTGCGATACCCTCCAGACGGCAGATAGCGCGTACCAGCTCGGCAAAGCCGCTGCGGAACTGCGTTTCCAGCATCACGGCCTTGAGCTCCAGCAGACTGTACAGGTACTTGAGCGCTACGCCGGACGAGTTGCCGAAATTCTCAGGGTTCGGGTCAACGCCCATGCCGGAAACGAAGATCTGACGGCGGGTTCTTTCGAGAAAAGCGTTCCGCGCCTCAAACGGGATCTCCGCGCGGATGGTGTCCACGCCGCCGTCCCCCTCGACCTTGATGAGCTTGCTCTTTTTGAGGTCGCTCATGAACTCGGTCTTGTCCGTGCCGCCGTAGTTCTTGATGACGAAGATGACCTCCTGCACGTCCTCCATGTCGTTGGCGAAGCCGGAAACCACCTTGTCGTAGGCGTCGATCAGGTCGCGGTACAGCGGCAGGTCGCCCCGCCGGTCGGCGTTGTTGTAGAACGGGATGAACGGCACCGCGCCGAGGCCGTGCCGCAGCTCCTGCCCGACTTCCGGATATTCGAAGTAGGTGTAGTTGCCGGACACGCCGTTCTGACGGTAGAACCGGCAGGTCGTGTCGTCCCAGTATTCGCACACCTGCACGGTCTGGCCACTCTGCGGGTCGAGCATGGTGTAGCAGCGCAGCACGCCGACGAGATCGCTCTCCAGCGTACCGGAGAACACCGGCACGATCTGTTCCGGGTCTACGGTGTGGTAGCGGAACCTGCCGTCTGTGCCGCGCCAGTAATGCAGCCAGCCGACCGAGGTGTTGCTCGCGTCAATGCCGAGCTGCATGGCCGTTGCGGTATACTGATCTCCGAGAATCTCTGCGATCCGCTCGTTGACGGTCTTGTTCCCCACGTCAAACACCGGCGGATAGCTCAGCGCGTAGGAAACCTTCTGCGTCACGAGCAGATTATGCCACGAGTGCGAAATGCGGTTGTCCGCGAGGTGCAGCGGATTGCCGAGCGCCTGCTCGGTCTCTGCCTGCCGCTGCAAAAAGCTGTTGTCCTGCTTGATGCGGTTGACGTTGCTGTAATAGCGCCGAGCCTCGTCCGCCTCGCGGATGAACTGCCCATGTCCCTGTAATAGCCGCTGAATCGTGCGGCTGTTCACTTTCACCATACGCTGACCCCTCCTTTCCCGGTAAACTGCTCCGCAACGCCGGTCGTGGCGTCGGGAGCGTCATCGTGGGCGTTCTTGCCCTCTTTCTGGTAATGTAACATTGCTTTTGCATACTCCGGCCAGCGGTCGCGCCAGTTTACGGGGTAGTAAATGTGATCCTGCACCCACGTCGAGCCCGTCAGGATACGAGCGACCTTGTTCTCGCTCTGGTGGAACCACTCCACACGGCAGCGGTTGGAGCCGAGCCGTTTGAGCTGCTCCTGCACGTTGCGGGCAAAGCCGCGTCCGCCGTTGTTGCTCTCGATTTTCGCGAGGTTTACGCCGTGCACCAGCAGCCGCCGTGCGGTTTCCGGCTCGGTGATCTCCATCGGGTCCTTGGTGTAGTAGATGTCGAGCACATAGGCCTCGTGGTTATACTCGCCGTAGATGATGCTGCACAGATAGTCCGCGCCGGTGTCCGCCGTGTCGGTGTAGCTGCGGATATGCGTGAACAGCGGCCTGCCGTTTGCATCGCGCGGAATGTCTGTGTATGTCTTGAAGCTGCTGTACAGACGGCCTTTCAAGTCGATCGGCTGCTGCTGGTAGTTCGCTGACGCGATCTCCTCGCTCATCGTGCGAACCTTGTCCTCGTAGTCCTCGCGGGTGAGAACTGCATCGCACAGCATCGTGCCGTCGTCCTGCAAGGCTTTCATGGTGATGAGTTCCGCATCCGGCCAGTGCTCCAACGCACGGCCTGCGAGGTCGCCGGTCGCCCAGCGCGTCATGATGATAACGATCTTGTAGCCGGTTTCGGTTCGGGACAGCATCGTGTCGGTGAACCACTGCCACTGCTTGTCGAGTGCACCCTCGTTAAAAGCCTCCTCGGCCTTCTTGATCAGGTCATCGAGAATCAGCTTGCGTGCGCCGAAGCCGGTCGCCGTACCGCCCGGAGAGGTCGCAAGGTAGCTCGCGTACTGTCCCTCGAGCGCCCACTTGCCCGCAGCGGCTTCGCCGTACTTGATGCGGGTCTGTGGAAAAATATCCGAGAACACGATGCGGCTCGGGTCGAACCGTTCCTCCGCAATGCCGTCGCGGACCGCCCGTGCGAACGTCGTGGACAGTGTTTCGTTGTAGCTGCCGGTCATAATCTGCTCGGACGGATCGCGGCCAAACAGCCATTGGCTCAGCAGCACCGCCGTGCGGCTCTTGCCGTGTCGCGGCGGCATATTGACCACCAGCACCTTGCGGTCGCTCTCACAGAACGCCTGTAAGCGCCGACACAGCGTCTTGAGGTACGGCCGGTCCTCGCGGTAGAAGTCCGGCGCCATCAGCTTGCAGAATGACCAGAAGTCACGCCGGGCAAGCTCAAGGCGAGCCGCCCTGCGAATGCGAGGGTCAACCATCGTCAGCCAGCTTTCGCAGCTCCTCGGTGGTCAGACCGGCAAGCGGGTTTTCCACCTCGAGAGTGCCGGAGTGCTCGATCTGCTGCTTGTCGCGCCACCTGTCCGGTCTGCGGTTCTTCAGCCAGAAGATCTGCGCGGTCGTGTCCGGCGGAATGTGCTTGACCGTCTGCACGGTCTTGATGCTCTTCTTTCCGCCATCCTGACTGCGCTCTACGCGCTCCTCGGTGTAGTCGTAGCCGAGTGCACGCTTGAGTAAAGCGTTCTCAACCTCGATGTCTACGACCTCTTTTCCCCTTTTTAGGGCCTCCGAAAACTCCGAGTATTTGTTTTTCCAGTCGTACAGCGTGCTGGTCGTAATGCCGATCCTGGCTGCGATCTGCTCATCTGTCAGACCATCCCTCGCCCACGCTTCCAGACGGGTGATGCCGTCCGGCGTAAGCCATTCCTGATATTTGCCTTTTGCCATTCTGCACCGTCCTTTCTGAAATCCGGGCACGAAAAAGCACCCTTGTTTCCAAGAGTGCCTTTCCGGAAGTGTTTCCAATGCTATGAAGCAGGAGAAATGCGGGACCTCAGTTTCATTCCCGCTGAACTTCATGATACCAGTATAGCACGGAACAATATGACATACCATGACATCCTATGCCATGTTTGCGATAAGCGGCTCCGCAGCGCGTAACGCCTGACCGTGCAGGCGCATAACCTGCCGCCACGAATAATTCAGGTCAACCGCGATTTTCTCCCACTTCTCAAAGTTTAAGTACCGCTTTGTGAGAAGTGTCCGCAGGGTCGTGTCCGGCACCTGCGCGATAACCGCCGCGATCTCCTGCTTGATGCCCACCAGCTTGTCGATCTGGGCATCCACCTGCGCGGCAAAGTCGGCGTAGCGGCTCAGGCCGCCGTCTGAGGCACCGCCGCCGCCCGGTGCACCGCTCACCGATGCCACGCCGGACACGCAGCGGTCATACGCCCGGCGCTTGGCACTCTCCAAAGCCGTAATCTCGCGGTCGAGTGCCCACCCGCGGTTCAGCCATTCTTTTGTTGTCATAAATTCTCCTTCCGTACCTGCTCGATTCTTGCCTTGATGCTCTCCATCAGCGCTTCCTGCGTGTCGGCCTTGCCCTCCAGGGCGGCAACGACGTCGTGATCCACACTGCCGTCTACCAGCAGCCTGTGGATGATAACGCGCTCGGTCTGGCCTTGACGGTGCAGGCGCTTGTTAGCCTGCTGATACAGCTCCAGACTCCACGTTGGCGAAAACCAGATCACATGATTGCCGCCTTGCTGCAGATTCAGTCCGTAAGCCGTGCTTGCCGGGTGCGCCAGCAGAATGTCAATCTTTCCGGCATTCCAGTCGTCCTCATCCTGCGGGCCGCTGAACACCCGGACACGCAGGTTCTTGTGCTTCTTCGCCAGTGCGGCGAGAATGCGCTCCTTCTCATGTTGGAAGCCGTAGAACACCAGTGCGCTCTTGCCGGCAAGGCTTTCCACCAGCTCGAGAAATGCCTCGATCTTGCAGCTGTGAATCACCTGTGCCTCATGCTCGGCGTTGTACACCGCGCCGCCGGCAAGCTGCAGCAGCTTATTGGTCAGAACCGCGGCGGTGTCTGCGGTGATGGTGTCCTCCGCGACTTCCAGCAGCATTTCCCGCTCCATGGTGGTGTATGCCTTGGCGGCCTTGCTGTCCAGCACGACAGGCACATCCACGCTCACGCACTCCGGCAGTGTCAGGTAGTCCTCTGCCTTCATGCTGATGCAGATGTCCCCGATGAGATCCTGCACAGCCTGCTCCGTTCCCATCTTGGGCTTGTAGGTGAAAACCCGTTCGGCGTTTCGCTTGTCCGGCTGGAAGTACCGCTCCCGGAATCCGCCGATCGTCCGTCCGAGCCTTGCGCCCTCGTCCAGCAGGTACAGCTGCGCCCACAGGTCGATCAGCGTGTTGGGCGCCGGTGTGCCGGTCAGCAGCACGATGCGGTGGATCTTCGGACGGACACGTTTCAGCGCTTTCCAGCGTTTAGTGCTCTGGTCCTTAAAGCTGCTGCTCTCGTCGATAACCACCATGTCAAACGGCCAGTCGTTGCGGTAGTAGTCCACCAGCCACTCGACGTTCTCGCGGTTGATGACATACAGATCGGCAGGCCGCGCCAGTGCCTTCTCGCGCTTGATACGACTGCCCAGAACGGTGGACACCCTCATATCCCGCAGGTGATCCCACTTCTCGGCCTCACGGCTCCACGTTGCCTCGGCTACCTTCTTCGGCGCGATGACAAGCACCTTGCAGACCTGAAACCGATGGTATTTCAGCTCTTTCACGGCGGTCAGGGTGGTTACTGTCTTACCAAGACCCATATCGAGGAAAAGTCCGACGGCCGGCAGCTCCAGCAGCCTGTCAATGCAGTAACTCTGGTAGTTATGCGGGCGAAACTGCATTTCCGCTCAACTCCTTCACGAACTCGTCCACCTGTTCCTTGCTGTCGATGACCTCCACCCGGAAGCCCAGCTGTTTCAGCATACCGATCTGGTGGATCTGGATCGGCCGCGGTGCTTTGCCCGGTGCTTTCAGCTCTACGAATACTGCTTGACCGCCGGGCAGGCACACCAGTCTGTCAGGCACACCGTTGTTGCCGGGGCTGACGAACTTGTACGCCTTTCCGCCAATCCGACGGATACGGTCGCGCAGATAGCTTTCGATTTCTTTTTCTCGCATAGTTCTCCTTCCTCGCGCGTGCGCACACGCGTATACGCGCAGCACATATTGCGCACAGAGGGTACAGGCGGTAATATTACTCTCTATTCCCTCTAATTTATACTTACTATTAAAAAGATTGTTACTTTGTTACCCTTAGCGTTTACAGAACAAATAAATTATGAAATTCAGTCATTTTTCTGTGTTTCAGCTTTTCGACTACGGTAACAAATGAGGGTAACATTCTCAAAAAGATTGTTACCATTGTTACCCCCGCCTGAGATTGTTACCTCAGATTGTTACCTCACTATTCTGAGATTGTTACCGTTCTTTCAAAGCCTCTCTGCGTCTTACAGTATCCGAATTTCGCCGTTCGGGTCATCCGTTTCCACCCCGGCACAGCGGCCACAATGCTGTTGATCTCCGCCGCATCCGAGTTGCGGATAAACCGCGGATCCCCGCCCAGTGCCTCGCACCAGATCTCCAGCGCACACACTCTCTCGCGGGGCACCAGTCTGCCGTCATGCTTGACCGCGCCCTGCCAGAACATACCGCGCTGGTCGAGCTTCCAGGTGCTCCAATCTTCGGGCACCTGCTGTTCGAGGAAGTCACGGATAATGCCCTCACGGACAGACGTTCGGCGGTGGCCCTCCTGCTTCTCGGCTGCCTGCTGACCGACCTCACCACTCAGATACAGCGGCTCACCCAGACGATAACGCATAACAGCCTCCGCCCAGATCTGGCTGACGGTTTCCTCGTTCAGCTCGTTCCAGATGCTCTTAGCCGCCCTGCGTACGCCCACGTCCACCGGCCAGAACCGGCGGTTGCCTGTGCGGTCGCTCAGGAACTCGCTCTCGTTGGTCGTGCCGAAGAACACGCAGCGGCGCGGCAGCTCCTTGACGTGTCTGCCGTAGGCGGCGCGGAAACGGTCGTGTTTCTGGGACAGGAACTGCTTGACCCGACCGACCTCGGCCTTGTTGAATGCCTCCAGCTCGCTCACCTCGACAAGCCACACGCCCTGGATGACCTCACAAGCCTCCTTGCCCTCGAACGTCCGCAGGCTGTCGTTGAAGTAACCGCGGCTCATCACGTTCAGCAGCGTTGACTTGCCGATGCCCTGCGGACCGGCGAGAATGGTCATGCAGTCGAACTTGCAGCCGGGTTTTAAGGCTCTGGCTACAGCCGCCGTGAATGCCTTGCGGGTCACAGCACGGGTGTACGCGGTGTCCTCCGCGCCTAAGTAGTCGATGAGCAGCGTGTCCAGACGCGGCACGCCGTCCCACTGTACGCCTTGCAGGTAGTCCACCACCTCATTAAAGGCATGGCGGTTGCTGTGCAGGCTGAGTGCGCCGTCTACTCTGGCCGTGCCGGTGATCTCGTACACCTTCTCCAGATACCAGTACAGACCCTGATTGTCGTTGTCCTCCCACGCACGGCGCTTGCCGCGCGGGTCCCATGGCGTAACACCGAGGATCTCACCGCGCCCGGCGAACTCGTTGAGCGCGAACCGTCCTTTGAGCTGCGGGTCATTCTCGAGAATAAGCCAGATGTTGTCTATCGTGTTCAGCACCTTGCCGGTCTTGGGGTGGACGGCAAGCCGGTTCAGCCAGTCGTTGTTCGGCGGCTGCTCGCTGTCTGCAGGCTGCTCAATGTCTGCAAAATCAGCCTGCACCTGCGCCAGACGTTCCGCCTGCAATTTGCCGGAAACTTCGGGGTCAGCTACCGCCAGACGGCACATGGCATCGAAGGACGGCAGCCGGTTGACCGGCGTTCCCTCCTGTGCGTCGTCGTCCTGGGCGCCGAACTTATGCAGCCGCACGAGGTCGAATGCGTTGACCAGAACGCCGCTGCACGGGTCGGTTGCATGGTGGGAATACAGGAATCTGCCGTCATCGTAGAGCACCGCGCCGCCCGCTGTGCTGCCCTCTGCATAGGTGTAGCGGTCAGGCACATCGGTTTCGCGGTACACGCCCGGCAGGAACTTCTCCATTGCCGCAGGCACGTCATACGTTCGGCAGAACGCACCGACAACGCCGGACTTCTCGCGCGGGTCGCCCTGCTTCTTTGCGCTGCGGTCGCGCAGCTTCGCCTCGCCGGGCACGGTCGCCCAGCTGCTGACGTTCCGCCAGTCCTCGTACAGCGCCAGCATACCGTCCGCCGAGAGGAACGGCTTGTCCTCGTACCGGAATACATACTCGGCATCCGCGCAGGCGCTCGGCCAGTACATCAGACGCTCGATCTGGAACGTGGTCGCATCGAACCATGTCATTTCCGGCTGGATCAGCTCTGCCAGTCTGCGGCTGATCGGCTCGTACTCGTCCGGCTGCATGGTGCGGTCGGTCGGCACAACGATGCGCAGACGCGGTGCTTCCGGGCAGTGCTTGCGCGTGGAATACACGCAGTAGCCGACACCCAGACCGGCACAGCGCCGCAGGACCTCTGCTGTCGCGCCCGGCGGCAGGTTGTCGAGGTCGAGGGTCACGAGATCGCGTCCCTGCACATTTGCTTTCTTGCGCCGTCCGGCAAGCTGTCCGCCGACAAAGCCGCCGATGTCCTTGCGGTTGTCCCGCTCGGTCTTGCTCATCTGCATATAGGCCGCGAGTGTTTCCTCGCCGCGGATCGGCGTGTGCAGGCGGTCGTACAGTTCTCCAAGGGTCATGACCGCCGGCTGCCAGTTCGTACACTTGCGCCCGGTACCGGTTGAAACCGTAATACTGCGGTCGTTTATGATTTGCATGGAATACCTCCCTCCTCTGTGGCCTTTGCGCCGCATCGGGCCCGCCGAGCAGCGCTCAGAGGGTCCCATCTGGTTCAAAGATTGCCTTATAAGTATTTGATGTCCCGCCCCGACACCGTTTCCGCGCGGATACGCAGCTTCTCAAAAGCATAGTCGTCGTCTACGCTCTCGCGCATCTCCTGCAGCTCGTCCGAGTTGCGCTGATACGCCTCGAAGAACCGATCGAGGCGCTCTTTGCCGAAGCCATAGGCGTCGGACAGGCTGCAAACCGTCAGCCAGAGCGCCCGCTGCATGGCCTGCTCGGTCAGCAGCAGCGCGGCTGCGTCCAGCTTGACGGCGTTGATGGCTTTTCGGCGTGCCAGCATATCCGCGTAGTTCATGCCGCGCGGCTTTCCGGGGCGCTTGTTCTTATTCTTTGCCATGGTCAGCCTCCCTCTCTTTGGCACGCCGTTCCGCGCCGTGCAGAATGGCCTGAAGGGTGTATGCGTCCAGCAGTGTCATAACCGGAATGATCTTCCTGCATAGTTTCAGCAGGGTTTTCGCTGTTTTCTTGTTTACCGGACCACTGAAATCGTTCATTTCTTGTCCTCCTCTCGAATCGTTCGCGTCAGCTCCTCGTGCAGCTCACGGAATTTCCCGTCCCAGAAGTTGACCCGATGCAGCACAATGAAGAACAGAACCAGCCACAGGATACAGTCCAGATTGACCAGCAAATCAGTGATTGTCATTCCTGCACCCCCGGCAACTGCGGCAGCGGCCGCCAGAACAGCACATCGGCTCCGGCTTTCAGGCCGCCGACAAAATACGGCTGCTCATCCCAAGCACGCAGTGTTTCCACACGGGCACGTCCCCACTTGTTGTACGTCAGCACCGGCACACCACGCTCCGGCAGGCGCTCCTTGATATTGATCCAACCGTTCTGCTCGATCAGCTGGTTCACTGCCTCTCGGATCAGGGCACAGCCATGCACGCCGCAGTTGTGCTCATGCCCGCAGCCCAGGCACGCCAGAGAGCCAGTCTGCACTTTCAGCCGTCCAAGGGCTTTGATCAGTTCGTCGGTTCTCATACGTTTCTGCCTCCCAATTCTTTTAACCGTGTCATCGGACACCGCTCGCACTTGTCCACCAGCGCCTCATAGTCCAGTTCAAAAGGAAACTTACAATACTCATCGCAGATCTCACCTGCGTACTTGTTCACTGCCTGCATCCAGCAGGACGGGTGGAACACCGGTGCAGCCTTAACCGGCTCCCCGCAGAATTTACACTTTGCCATGATTATTCCTCCCGCAGAGATCCATCAGAAAGTCAGTCCCCGGCGCGTCGCAGAACTCGTCCTTGTTACGGCCGACCACGAGAATCGGGCCAACGAAATCCACGCCGAAGAACCGGCAGTTGTACGGCATTCCGAGCGGCACTCCCTCCTCGTTGCAGATAACGACGGCATCCGATGCAATCGTTACGGTTTCGATGTAGCCGCCGACCTCGGTCTGCAAGGCTTTCAGCGTGTTGTCAATGTCGATCAGCTCCGGCGCACAGCCGGGCTCTTTACGGATTGCTTTCATACTTGTTTCTCCTTAATCCTTGGTAAAATAATCTCCGACCCAGCCGTCGGCAGCGAGCGGCAGTCCGGGCGCCCACTCGACCGGCTGACCCATGATGCGTGTCACCTCGTCCAGATCGGCTCTGTCCTCCGGCACCTCAATAACTACCTCGTCGTGGATGTGGAACACGATCGGAAAACCGGCGTTCTCCAGCCGTTCGATGTTCACCGCCAGGCAGTCGCGTGCGATGGCCTGCACGATGTTCTCGGTCATATGGCCGCCGTAGGTTTCAATTACACTCCACTTTTTTGTCATCTGGTTCATGCCGTAGTACCGCAGCTGTTTGCCGCCCCACTGGTTGACGTCGAAATGCGGCTGTGCATAATACAGCTTGCGTCCGGACGGCAGCCGGATAGTCAAAAAGTCCAGACCGCTGTCAATGTCCGCTTCCCGCGCGAACACTAAGCCATGCGTAGCGCAGGACCTGCCGGTTTCCACCGCCTGAATGGCAGCCTGTTCGACCGCCTTCCAGCAGCGCACGATTGCACGGTTTGCTTGCCGCCAACGGCTCACGATGTCGGGCAGTTCTTCTTCGGTCAGGCCGTTCTTGAGCGCGCCCATGGCAATCAGCGCCGAACTGCCGCCTTGGTAGCCAAGCGCCAGCGTGGCGACCTTGCCCTTCTGGCGCAGGGCGTACTCGGGATTGCCCTTAACAATGCGGTCGAGCGGCACGCCGAACATCTGGCTTGCAGTTGCCTCGTAGATCTTGCCGTGCGTGCGGAATACCTGCAAGACCCACTCCTCGCCCGCCAGCCACGCGACCACACGCGCCTCGATAGCGGAAAAGTCTGCGTCCACAAACTTGCAGCCGGGCCTCGGCACCAGCGCCGTCCGCACCAGCTGCGAGAGTGTACCGGGCACGCTGCCGTACAGCAGTTCCAGCCCCTCGGGCAGCTTCCGCCGGGTCAGATCGCGGGCGGTGTCCAGCATGGCGCCGTGCAGATAAGTACGCGGCAGGTTCTGCACCTGCACAAGCCGCCCTGCCCATCGTCCGGTACGGTTTGCACCGTAGAACTGCAGCAGACCTCGGATGCGGCCGTCCTCGCACATGGTAGTAACGACCGTGCTGTACTTCTTGATACTCGCCTTGGAAAGCAGCTGTCGCAGCTCCAGCACGCGGGCAACGTCCGGCTCGAACTCGTCCTTGTGCTCGAGTGCGTCCTCTACCGTTGCGCTCCGCAGGTCGGGAATGGCAACGCCGTGCCCCTGCAGCCAGGTCAGCATCTGTTCACGGCTCTTGGGATTCTCCAGACCGGTCAGCTCGATGGCTTCCTGCTTGGCGGCTTCCTCGATCGCCGTGCCGCAGTACAGCGCACCGTCTACCAGCTCCCTGTCGGCCGCAACGCCGCGGGCGCTGATCCGCATATCGTACTCCCACTCACGCTGCACCCGCTCGGGCACCGGGAATCGGCTCAGGCGGTGCTCGATCTCCATTTCGGTCACAACGTCCTGCCTGTTGTATTCAACGAACAGCTCCCACTTCGCCGGATCATGCTCAGGCAGGTTGCGCGTCCTGCCGCCGTTGGTGATCGTCTTAGCGCACGGCGTGCAGAAATACTTGATAAGAGCCTTGCCGGTCGTCAGCTTCTGCTTGTCCTGCGGCAGACCGAGTGCCTTGCCGGCGGCATCAAGGCTTGCCGGATACCCGCAGTACAGGCTGTGCAGCATGGTGCAGCGCCACTGTTCGAGCGGCAGCTCCCGCCCGAAGTGATTACTCAGTGCATACCACTCAAACGCCGCGTTGAATGCGTGCTTGATGTAGGCCGGGTCGTACAGCGCGGCTTTCAGCCACTCCGGCAGCTCCTCGCGTGTCAGGTCGAGCACCTGCACCGGCGCATTGTCCAGCGAGTACGCAAACAGTAAAACCTGAAAATCACGGGACTGCACATATTTGTACAGTCCCGTCTTTGCGATCGGCTCGGAGGAAAAGGTTTCAAGGTCAATAGATAAATTGTGCATGGAACACCCCTCCAATGGGTTAGTTGATTACCACGGCAGACCGGTCAGCGGGTTCACGCCCTGCTGCGGTGCGGCGTAGTTCTGCGGCTGCTGCGGCGCGGCCTGCTCCAGACCGGCGAAGTCGCTCTCTGCGTTTGCACGGCCGCCGAGCGGCTCGCCGTCGCGGGTCTTGCACACGTTGCCCAGGCCGCAGCCGACACCGCGGTTGCCGGAAGCGTCATACGGGAAGAAGTTGACGGTCACGCGGGCATACATACCGGAGTAGACATCGGTCGGCAGCAGGTCGGCGTGGACGTTGGAGATATGCACGCACTGCGGCTTCTGCTTGCTGGAGGCGGTGATGACCCAGTGGCCCTTGCACTCGGGGCCGAACGGCTCACCGGACGGACGGGTACCGTCGCCGTCGTAGATGACCGGATAACGCATCTGCGGACGGCTGCCCTTCCACAGATTCTTGACGCCGTTCTCGTAGGCAGTGTTCAGCGAGTTCTTGAGGTCCTCTACGGTAGCGACGTCCTTCTTCGGAACGAGCAGGGTTGCGCTGTACTTCGGCTCGCCGCCGTTGTTCGAGTACGGCTGGTCGAGGTGAACGAAGGACAGACGGACTTCGCCGGTGAGGCACTTGGTCGGATTGTTCTGATACATAATGAAAAACTCCTTTTTGATAGATAGATGGTTTACTGTTCGATTGCCGCAAAATCCGCTGCGGCCCGGCTGTAAGGTTTACGGCTGTCGCTCTCGGGAACGAGGGTCGGCTTGCCTGCCGGCTTGACCACATGGCCGCCGCACAACTCCGCGAACTGCTTTTTGCCGAGCAGCCGCTCCACGCCCGAGAGGGTCAGCGGCTTGCGCTCGTACAGCAGCGCGTCCTCAATACCCGCGGCACGGAGATCGGCAAAGGCAGCGTCAATGTCATCGAACTGCCGCACGGAACGGCCCTCGACTGCTTTCCATCCGGGAATGGCCTTGCCGTCCAGGGCGGCATCCAGTGCGTAGGTCTGCACCGCACCGAACCACTTGAGGAACGGCTCTGCACGGGTCAGCAGCCTGCCGATCTCCTCATCGGTCAGCAGCGCAGGATTCTCGTCCGGCGTGTGCTGCTCGGTGACGGCCATGTTTGCCTCGGCGTAGGCACGGCACTTTGCCTTTGCCCGGCAGAACCGGCAGTGGTCGCCTGCGTGGAACTCGCCCTCTCCGTTGTACGCCTGCTGCGCTCTCGGCCGGACATACTCGGATGCCCACTTGTACAGCTCGTCCGGCGTGGTTTCCCACTCCGTCGGTTCTCCGAGCCGCAGCTGTGCAATGGAGAGAATCACCCGCTCGACCTTGTACAGCAGGGCGTACTGCGCCAGCGCACCGAGGGCGTACAGCTTCATCTGGGCGTTGTCCGTAACTTCGACCGGCACGCCCTTGCCGTACTTGAAGTCGATCACCCGCAGCGTGTTGCCGCCGATCATCACAAGGTCAGCCGTACCGAAGCCGTCCGGAACGTAGCCGCTGAAATTGACCTTAACCTCACAGGCCACGGTCGGCGGTGCCGGAAACTGCATGGCGCAGTCCTTGATGTAGTCGAGGTACGCATCGGTCACATTGTCCATTTCAGTGGAGAACAGCTCATCCTTGCGGATCTTGTTATACGCACGGGTGTAGGCGGACTTTGCCATAACCGTAAAGTAAGATCGGACTTTCAGCTCCGCAAGAGAGTGCGCCAGCGTGCCCTCCTGCGCGAATACGCCTGCGGTATCCGGGAATTTCTCGCTCAGACGTACAGACGGCGGACAGGCCAGCCAGCGTTCGGCGCTCGACGCACCGAGTAAAGCGTGTGCAGCAGGTGGCATCAGATCTTCGCCCCCATCTTACGCAGCTCGACGGCGAAAGCGGCCAGCTTGTCCGCCGGCAGCTCCGGCAGACCGCTGACACCGAACGAGGCAAGCAGTGCCTGCAGCTGCGGAATGGTTTCCGGCGTCATGAAGTCACCGGCGGCCTTGGCGATCTCGTCCATGGTGTAGGTCTTGACGGTCGGCGCTGCTGCCGGTGCAGCCTGTACCGGTGCCTGCGGTGCAGCAGCCGGCGCCGGTACAGACTTGTGCGGCATGGAGGTGATGGCAGGCGGAACGGGTGCGGCCTGAACCGGCTCAGTCTTTGCTGCGGTGCCGACCGGCTTAGCCTCCGGCATAACAGGCTTGCCCAGTGCGGTGCACAGGTGCTCGATTGCGCCGACCAGTGCGGGCGCGTTGATGTTGATGTCGATTGCGATGTTGCTCATTTTTACATTCCTCCTAATTTGTTGAACAGTTTCTTATCCTTCGCCTTGAGCTTGTCATAGGCGTCAAGGGTCATCGTGATGTAGCCGTGCCCCCACGTTACCGAAACCATCGGCTCCGGCCAGTTCAGATCCCAGTCGGTCGGCTCCGGTGCAAACGGTACGTCATATTCTTCCAGATACTTCTGTTTCCACGACAGAACCCGCTCGCGGCGGATTTCGGCGTGCGCGGCCTTGAGGATGCTGTCGTCGGTCACGGTTACATCTCCTCCAGCAGGCTCTTGATGATGTCCTTCGGCGTGCCGCGGCGAAGCAGGTCGGCAATGTCGTCGCCGGTCAGCTTCGCGCCCTTACGGACGATAGCGGCATTGCAGACGGTGTCGGTGTCATTGCAGGTGTCCCACATCGGCGACTGCTCATTGGAGATCAGCTCGGTAAGCAGAAAGCGAAACGCATTTGCAGCACTCTTGTCCCGTGCCTTGATCTGGTTGTACGCGCTGCTAATCGCGCTGCCAATCTCGGAAACGATGACCTGAAGGTCACCGGCCAGCTCTACACTTGCGGAAACCATATCGCCTTTTACGTTGCTGATAATCTTTACCATTGAAAATCTCTCCTGTTCATGCTATTATGTGGTTGAATACATTTCTTTGCCGCTGATCGGGATTGCCGTCCTGACAGCGGCGTTTTTCATGCCGAGAATACGTCAGCATGGTCGCGAACCAGGCACTTATAGGCTACGATAGCCGCGATAGCGCTGATATGTTCCTCGGTTTCGGGGTACATCAGTGCTACGTTCAGCATAACGCCGATATGATGCTCGATTTTCAGCAAGCCGTCCCGCCAGCAGTGCGACATCTTGCTGTAGTCGTCTACTTTGCCGACCAGTTCAGTAAATGCTGCAAAGACCAGACGGTCGAAGTTTGCCATATCGGGGTCGAGGTCGGGTTCTTCTGGTTCAATCGGTGCTGCCTGCTCGACCGGCTCCTTCACCGGTTCCGGATCGGCCTCGACGGACGGCTCGGTTTCAACTTCCTGCTCCGGTTCTGCCTCGGCCTCGGGTACCGGTTCGGTACTCAGCTCCTGCTCGGCCTGCTTGATCTGCTCGCGCACTGCCTCCGGCTTTGCCCGCTGACGTGCTGCCATGGCGGCCAGCTTGGTGATGACCTTATCGCGGGATACGCCCAGCGCCTCCGCGATCTCGTTCGCAGACTTGCCCTCGTCGCGCAGCGTTGCCAACTGCTCGAGCTGTTCATCTGTCCAGCGGAAGTACGGGCGCTTACTCGGCTTGATGCCGCGGCCGTGCTTTGCGGTGTCCTCTACGCCGAACTCGGATGCAACCGAGGCCAGCGTGGCTGCGAAATTGTTGTTTTTCATTGGATTTCCTTCTTTCTTAAGTATTTACGCTCGCGGCGTACGCCTTTGCGCGGATACGCTCAGCATAGGCCTCGATGCTGTCGATGTAGATACGCCGTCGTCCGGCGTGGATCGTGGATGCCAGTTCTCCTGCTTTGCAGAGATTCAGGATCGTGTTCTTGCCACAGTCCAACATCTCGCAAGCGCCTTCGTAGCTGACGGTTTCCTGGATAAGACGGCTTTTCATTGGAATCACCTCCTCCGTCAGGTATCAATCTGTAATACCTCTTTGATCGCTTCGGAGATTTTCGGGGCCGCCCGCTGGCCACTTAGGATTTTGTACATATATCCGGTGTCAACGAACAGCCCTGTGCGTTCGGAAATGATCTGCTCCAACTCTTTCTGTGTCATGCCGAGATCGAGCAGTCGTTTCTTAACGCACAAACCGAACTCCGTAAATTTGGGCGTTCCCACAATAATTCCTCCCCTCTGTGAAAAAGTGTTGACGAGTACGTCATAACGTACTATAATGTAATCACCACAAAACATCAGTACGTTTCTACGTCCTCGGTACGCTTATATCTTAGTACGTCTTTGCGTACACGTCAAGAGTATTATGTACTTTTCTGCGTACTTTGTAGGAATGCACAAAACAGGGGCGTGTAACATGAACACTTTATACGAAAGAATAGAGCAGCTTTGCCAGGAGCATGGGATAACCCCAGGCAAGTTATGCAGCGAGATCAATATCAGACGCAGTGTGTTGAGCGATTTGAAAGCCGGGCGCAAGAAAGGTCTGTCCTTTGACACGCTCTCGCGAATAGCGAATTATTTCCAGATACCTCTCGACAGTTTACAGGAGGGTCACACCTTTGACCTGAGTAAAGTAATAGCGGCTGTCACCTGTGTCTCAGAACACGAAAAAGCGCCCGCCCTCACAAAGAAGGACAAGCGCGATATTGCCCGCGATCTGGAACGGATCGTATCCGATCTTGAGAACGGCGGCGATATGATGTTCGACGGCGATCCAATGACTCCTGAAGCCCGTGAGAGCATCGTGGCCGCTATGCGTCTTGGCCTTGAGGCTGCCAAGGCAAAAAATAAGGAGCGCTTCACTCCGCATAAATATAGAAAGGATTAACGCATGACTCAGAAGGCCCTCGCAGACAAAACAGTTCGTAAATACGGCACGCGGGACCCTTTCCGCATAGCGGAGGGCATGGGCGTTATGGTGTTCAAAGTGCCGTTGAATGGTATCCGCGGATTTTACCAGTATATAAAGCGCTGCCATATCATTTATCTGGACGTAACCCTGCCTGATGATGAACTTCGCTGGGTGTGTGCGCACGAACTCGGTCATGCACTCCAGCATAAAGGGTTAAACCGGATTTTCATGGACACCCGTACCAACATGGTAAGTAGCCGTTATGAAAAAGAAGCAGATCGTTTTGCCATTGATCTGCTTTACTCGGACGATGATCTCCACGATCTAACCGAACAGTCTATTGACGTCGTAGCGAATTGCTTGAACGTCAGCTACGACCTGGCCGCATACAGAATGAGCAGCGTGCCACTGTCATATTAGCATTAAACCGGTCAATTTCGACCAGTTTAAGACACCTCGATTTCGAGGCAAATAAAAAAATCCCGCCCCGGTGCGCCAACACCGGAACGGGACGGGGTACTGATAAACCTTCCACAGCAATCAGTACCCCTATTTTACCATACTTTTTTCATGGTGGAAAGGGGTTTTTCTTATATGGTATGGAATGAAAAAGGAAAGGGCTGGGGCGCTCGGGCAAGCTGGTTCGACGAATCCGGCAAGCGGCACCGCAAGTCAAAGACGTGGTTCCGCACCAAGCGCGAGGCGGTCGAGTGGGAACAGCAGTATCTCAGCGACCATGCGGACCGCGCTCCGGATGCCGACAGCATGACCGTGCGGCAGCTTCTGGATGCATATATCACCTCATGCAAGCTGCGCGGCCGGGAACCCAATACAATCCGCGGTTACTCGCATTGTGCCGAGCGGCTGAACCGGCACATCGGAGACAAGCCGATCTGCAAGCTGAATCGGATCCTGCTCGAAACCGTCTATGCTCAGATGCTTGCACAGGCTGTGGATAACGGCAAGCCGATCCGCGCCGGCACGATCGCCTACGCGCACCGCGTACTCAAGGCTGCCTGCAATTACGCAGTCGAGTGTAAGCTGCTGACGGATAACCCATGCAGCAAGGTCATGCTTCCTCGGGATGACGAGCCGTTTGTGCCGTCCATCCTTGGAGCAGAGCAGGCGCACAGTGTGCTCACGCTGCTTGCCGGGCATGACGGTCAGCTGTATCTTGTCGTGCTGCTGTGCGTTGTCTACGGCCTGCGGCGTGGCGAGGCTCTCGGCCTGCGCTGGTCTGACATCGACTTCGAGAATGAAACCATCACAGTCGCCGGGCAGTACACTTACGACGGCGAGGAGAAACCTGTCTGGAAGCCCAAGCTGAAAACCTCCAAGAGCCGCCGCACGCTGTACCTTGTGCCCTACATCAGAGAGGAGCTGCTGGCCGTGCGTGCCGCCTTCCCCAAGGACCGCATCGTGCAGTATGTCTGTGAGCTGGACGGCGTGCTCCCTACGCCGAACGCCATCACGAAGCGCTGGGAAAACTTCCGAGCGAAATACGGTTTTGACCAGGTGCGTGTGCACGACCTGCGGCACTCCGCAGCGACCATGCTCATCAAGTCCGGCGCGGATCTGAACACCGTCAAGAATATGCTCGGCCACACGAAGATTGAAACCACCGAACGCTACCTGCACACCGACTTTGAAACGGCTGCTGCCGCCGCCCAGAAGGTTGTTGCCGGTATCTTCCCCGAAACAAAAAACGAACAAAAAGAGAAGTCCTCCGGCTCGTAACCGGAGGATTTTTTCAGTGAAGTTGGGCCATTTTTGGGCCATTTTCGATTTTTACCCTGCGTATGTCAGAAATTTACTTGCAACTTTTCCGCGCCGCAGATAAACAAAAAGGACTGAAACCTTTCGATTTCAGTCCTTTATGGCGGAGAGTTAGGGATTTGAACCCTAGAGACGCTCATCACGCCTACACGATTTCCAATAATTCGCAAAAGAATTTACGAACATTTATCAGACGTTATACAGGCGTTTTGACGGTTATACCATGGTGTTTTTGCGACTTTTTCAAACAGTGCTTTTCATATCCGCACAAAAGTTGGGCCATTTTCGGGCCATTTTTCCCGCCGAACAGTGTCTTATACTTCCACTATATAAAACGCATTATCTCAGCTTTTCCCCGCAATCCTGTTCAATCAGGTCTATCAGATATGCTGCAACGCTCATCCCCTTATTCTGGGCGGCCTGCTGCACAACAGCTTTTTTCCCTTTCGGGACACGAAAACGAACCTCTTCCAGATTCTCCGCCATATATTTTATAGTTGCTTTTTTCTGCGCATTACTCGTTGCCATCGTAACACCTCCTGCATTTATTCTAATTTAGTATACCACTCAACCATTATAGTGCGCTATATATATTTTGCACATATAGCGCACTATATTTTTATCTACTATGCCGATTGATATATAGCGCGCTATATTATATAATATAATCACAGCAAGGGAGAACACCACAGCGAAAACCTTGCGAGTCTTATGGCAGGAGGAAGGATAATGGAACACAGCATGACGGCCAAGGAAGCCGCACGGTTGATCGACTGGCTGATCGCCCACGGGCACAGCGCAGAGGATGCAACCGAGTGCATCAAGTACATCGCATCCGTACCTGATGCAAAGTAAGAGAATAGGCTCCCCGGCGTAGGAAACCACAAGGAGCCTATTAGAAACAGACAGGGCGGCATAGGATCTGCCACCTATCCGCCCCTATCTTACCACATTGGCAGATAAATTGAAAGGGGCAGCATTATGAAAACTGTTAAAACTTATTCATCGTATAATCATCGTCGTTATAGCATCCCGTGGATTGCCTTGGTAGATCCGCGCACTGCAAAGCCCGATTTTTCGCAGAAGGTCGGCGGGTATACCGGTGATGCCGGTGAAGAAGGCGACCTCTTCCTGTTCGAACCGATCGAGAACGCCGTATACATGTACGGCCAGAAAGACTATCGAGGCAACAACACCGAGCGCGTTTACGCCCAGTATCTTAACGGCGAATTTCACGTCATTCCGCGTACTGATCTCATTCGCGTGCTGAACGATGTGATGAGCAATGACTAAGCGTGTTGCTATTTATATCCGTGTCAGTACGTTGGATCAGGCCCGTGAGGGCTACTCCCTATCAGCACAGCGCAAAGCGTTGACTCGCTGGGCCAAAGAACATGGCTACGAGATTATCGGCTATTATGCTGATGAGGGTATCAGCGGTAAAGATATTAAGCACCGGCCCGATATGCAACGGCTTTTAGAAGACGTTGCAGCCAGCAAGGTTGATATTATCATCGTTTGGGCATTAAGCCGTTTTACCCGCAGCGTTGCCGATCTGTACAATATGTGGAACATCTTAAACAAGCATAATTGCGGTATCATCAGCTTTACAGAAGCGTTTGACACAACCACAATTATGGGGCGTGCTATGATGGGAATGTTGGCGATTTTTGCTCAGATGGAAGTGGAACAAACCGCTGAACGTGTTCGCGCCGCTGCTGCTGAGCGCGCCTCACAAGGCAAACGTACTTGCAATGAGGTATTAGGCTACGACTTAGATGGGAAAGACAATTTTAAGATCAACCCAAATGAAGCAGAGCGCGTTCGATATATCTTCACAAAATATATCGAGCATCATAGTCTTTCTGCTGTTGCTGAACTTTGCAGGTTGCGCGGATATACCGGAAAACGTGGACGCCCGCAAACCGCTGAAAGCATTCGCAAAATCTTGACACGACCAATCTATGCCGGATTCAATGCATTTCATGGTGCGCTCTATAAAGGCCAGCATAGGCCGATTGTTTCCGTCAGAGAATATAATCATGTCCAGCGTTTACTCCAAAAACATAGTCATAAACATCTAAAGTATCCTAAACTTCCAGAATAAAAAAACAGGTCCTCGGTGTCCAAATCGAACACCGAGGGCCTTACTGTTTACTTAACTGCTGCCGCCAGCTTCTTCACGAGGTCCTCACCCCACTGATAGCGGAGCAGGTACTCAATCGTCTGCTTCTCAAGGCCGGCACTCTCCTGCAGCGTATCAACTGCGGCCTGTACATCCTCATCGCCGTCCGGGACAAATGTGCGGCACTGCGGTGCGGTGATGCTCGGAACCTTGCGAACAGCGTCATACCCGATTGTAAAGCCTGCCTGCTGGAGCGATCTCATCTTGATATAGTTAGTGGCGTCCTTTGTAATGACGTCGCACTCGTAGGTCTTGCCGTTAAGCAGGACCTTTTTCTTTTCTACCACTTCGTCGTCCTCCTCTTTCTTCTCAGGCTCAGCATAGCGCTGCACCTCTGCCCACGGGAAATTGACGCCCGGACAGTCGGTTTCGTTGACATCTTTATGGCGTAACAGCTTGAGTTTGCCATACCGGCTCATGATGTCGCGGATCAGGTCCTTGAGCGCAGCCAGCTGTGCGGCAGGCATGGTTTCCACCATGTAAGCGCCCTCACAGCAGATACCGATGGACTTGTCGTTGTGCCCCTTTGCATGGGCACCAACAGCCCATTCAGGACGGCCGCGCCAGATCGTGCCGTCCTTGCGGACATAGTAGTTGTAGCCGATACCGGCCCAACCGTTACCCAGATGCCACCGGTTGATGTCCTCGACCGATGCGTGGCTTGCCTCCGCATGGTGCAGGATAATCTCGGACGTGCTGTTGCGGTACGACCAGTTGCCGTTGTGCTTCAGATTTGCGTCATGGATTTGCATTACTACCACCCTTTCCGTTGTCGCCCTGCTCACGCAGAGCCTCGAGTGCTCGCTCAAGGAACGTCGGGAACGGTACGCCCATCAGGCCGAGGTTCTCCAGCAGGGACAGGCCCTCATTGCCGACGAAGAACAGCACGACCGCCATGCGGATGTACGTTTCGCCGAGCGCATTGTCGAGCAGCACGCCCAGCCACACGACCAGCAGGATCATGCCTTTTTTGAGCAGACCAACGTAACCGGCCTTGCTGTCCAGTGCGCCGCTCTCTGTCTTGCGGGAACGCTGCCAGACGGCTGCTACCAGAACACCGGTCAAATAATCCGCGGCCATTAAGGCCACTAATACCTGCATAGCAGCGTCCCAACCTCCCAGTGCCTGCGCTGCGACGGTTCCCACCGCCGCAACCGCCGCAAGCACGCAGTTTTTAATGTGTACAGCGTCCATGCGCTCCTCCTTACTCCGCCTCCACGTCAGCCGTGCCGCCGAACTCGGACGGTACCAGCTCCGGCAGACCGCTGTCGAGCAGGATCTCCGCTACCTTTGCCTTGAGTGTCTTGGGCACCTCGTCGAACTTCGTCTTGCCGAGAATCACCCTCTGTGCAAAAAACATTGCCATCATAATTACCAACCTTTCTAATGAATGTAGAATATTAAACAGCATCGTTGTAGACCTGAACGGCCATCTCTGCGATGCAGTCCTCAATAAAATCGCTGCGTTCGGTCGCGGCGCTGACCTGCGCCTTGAGCAGCTTGTTCTCCTTCTCGCTCTCGACTAGCCGGGCAGAGATCGTGTCCAGCGCGGCCGCTGTGCCGTCCACCGCACGGGTGAGAACAGCCGTCACGCTGGTCGGGTCCTTCGCGTCCACCGTGACCGACCGGAGTGCGTAGCCGGCAAGCACTTCCACCGTATCACCGGCATCGGTCTTGACCGTGAGCACGGCAGCATCCAGAGCCAGCACGGCCTCGACCGACGTATCCGCAAACGGGATCGTCAGCAGGTCACCGTCCGTCCGGTAGTCCAGAGCCTTGATGTCATTTACTTTCATGGTTACCCCTTTCTGCGGCTTAGTTCGCCGCAACATATTTATTGTACTGGTGCTTGACCGTTTCGTCGTTCAGCTCGGCATAAATTTGCGTTGTCGATACGTCCTCGTGACCGAGCAGCCGCTGGATAACGGTTACGTCCATGCCGCCGTTGAGCGCGTGCGTCGCAAAGGTGTGGCGCAGCAAATGCGGATGGACGCGCTTATCCAGCCCGGCGCGCTCACTGA